CTGTCATTAACAAGATAATCTTTAATTACATCACCTGGCTTATTAAGACTGTTTTCAAGTTCTACTGTTAATTCACCTAAACCTAAGATATCTGCGTCTTGGTTGTAAATTAATTTTACAATTATAAACGCAGTGTTTGACATCTTTGCGCCTTTAGTAAACGAACCTTGTGTGTATAATGTACTGTTCCAACGCAAAGTTGATGGAATCTGTGCATCACTCATCAAAGTAATAGCATTTGAACCGCCTAATGTAATACCTGAACTACTACCGTTAGGAAAGCGATAGATGAATATCTTACCATTCATCTTGTTATCTGTTTGACCTGCGTTGTTTGTAGTACTAACTACTGTAGGTGAATTACCACTAAAATTACATCTAGCACCGTTCCAATAGATATCACCAAACGAATAAGAGCCGCCCCCGCCACCTTGATCATCACTAACTTCTGCTAATGCACAGCAATACCACATTGTTTTTTGATCTGAGGATATTTTTGCATCAGTAATAACTGGTTTTATGTATGCTTTACCATAAACAACAGGCAACATATTTTGTGATGCAGGTGGTAATTGTACACGTGCTCCTGCATCGTCTTGTCCAAACCCACCTAATGATCTTTTTGCTAATAATTTACTTACACCAAACACAATTGCTGTTTTAACAGCAAAAGTAATAACTGCTGATAAGGTTATTTTAGCGATTGCCGCTTTGATTGCACCTACGATTACTGGTATAGCCTGTGGCATCTTATGCTCCCCTTATCCAAACTTTTTCATCCATTGTATAATTAAACTTACTAAAATCTGTGTCAAACAATGGTTCTGATGCACAAATCGTACTATATCTTATGCGATCTTGTTCTATAAATTCTTCTACTTTGTCTTCGTAGGCTTTTAACAACTTATATCCTGTTCTAGTTTTGCGATATTCTTCATCTGTCCACAATAATATCTGAATCATATTTAAAATGTGTGGTGCCCAAAGAGCAGGAGAAATCATACCTATAGCCATGCCTACATTTTTTTGTTTTTTGTCGTCTTCTGCAATTAATGCAATACCTGCGCCTGCTATGATTGTAGCAAACAACTGATTTAGATATTCGCTATCTAAACCACCGTGGTTATATGTTGCAATATGTTCTGCATCTGCTAATTGATGCACTAAGTCTACAAAATAGTCAACATCAAATTTATTTGCTTCACGTATCTTCATAATTATTTCAACTGCTGTCTGCCGCCACCACCACTGTTATTGCTATTGCCTCCGCCTCTGCGGCCACCAGTAGATGTATATTTTGGTTCTTTACCAAAGTCAAACGTTTGCGTAGCAATAGAATAAATGTTTGTCATAGAAGTATCATCAGGATCAAAAGATTCCCAACTTTCTGGATTAGTACGTCTACTTGCTAATCTGTTTTCTAACACAGTTTTATAATTACTTGCACTTACAGCAACAGTAAAAGTATCATCTAAGTCTTGTCTGTCTTCTTCAATGTTATATCCAGTAATGATACCAGTAAATCTTTTAGCATTGCTAGTCAATTCACCTTGATCATTGTAAAAGCCACGCCATATTTCTAATTTACTACCCCTAATTTTACTACCTAATACAAGACTAATCGTAGTGTTAGGTATGCCACTCAATGCAACTGTAGTATCTGCACTAGTAACACGAATATCTTTTTGTTGACTACCAACACTTAACAAACCACCTGCGGCATTAAATGTTGTGCTGTCAAACGTTTCGTCTTGGTATGATGACGATGCAGTAAACACAGTTGTATTTGCTGTGTTACCATATTCATTATAAATTGTTATTTTTACAAATTCTGCACTGTTAACTTGTACTGGAGAATTTGCTACTGCTGGTATATTATCCATTAACTTGTTCCTACGTATTCATATAGTTCAAATGAATCTGACCATCTAATTAAAGCATTACTAATTCTAGTTCCACCTGCGGCATACTTTGTACCACCTGGGATTAGTTTATAAACAGGCATATTAGGACAAAACATTCTAAATTGACACGCATTACCCACTGTTATACCCGTAGTTGGTGAAATAGTAGTACTAATAATATTTGGTCTATGTGTTGTTACTGTTACATTTCCTGATCCTCTTAATACTTTTGTTGTTGATGTAAAAGGATAAGGAAAACCATTGATTTGTATCAAATCATTTTGTTCAAACACAACTCTAGTTGCTGACACAGCAGGTAAATTACTTAATGTTAGTTGATTACCCACAAAACTTGCTACTCTTATGCCTGCTAATTGTGATTGAGACAGTGATCCTTGATATCTAAAGATCCAATTCAAACATGCATTGTTTGAAAACGTAATATCTTCGTAACCTGTACGATCTAATGTATCTAATGCTTCCATTAATTGACGAGCATCACTATATGAAAAACTAGATGGCATATCTAAACTAAATTTCCATGGATTTTTAGTTGGAGTAGTCGATACTCTTGGTATTTCGTTGCGTGTAATTTGTATTCCAACAACTTTTCTGCGATTTATTTCCATACCATTGCAATTATCAATGATTGTTTGTAATCCTGCCATCGTTATTTCCTATTATCGTTTAGGTGTTTGTAATTCTGTTACTTTTCTTAGTTCAGAACCCCATCCTAATAAAACTAGCATTATTGTAAGTGGTAAAAACCAAAGTGAAACTAAATTTAGCATATGACCCCATACTAAACTCAATCCTGTTAAACTCATTACATTAAATACACCACTTTGTGGTACTTGTTTGTCGCTTGTTATTTTCATTACTTTCTCCTTATAAATTGTTAAACACCGTATGCGGTTTCTTTTCTTGCATATTCTACTGTACCTAGCAATGATTGACGATTTTCGGCAAATACTTGTGCTACAGAACGTGAGTCTAATGCATTAATGTTGTTTGTGATATAATTGTTTGTAACTGGGGCAGAAATCTCGCCTCCCATACCACTTAATCTATTGTTAGGTACTATATTACCTGATGCTCCGGGTACAAATAATTCTGGTCCTTCTTCTCCAACCAAATATGGTTGATTTGCTCCGACTGGCCCCCCTTTTGCTTTTGGTGTAATAGTAGGTACTCCACCTGCCCAATTTAGTGCTTGACCTGGGAAGAAAAGTCCAAATATAGAAGATAATATTGGTTGTATAACTAACAATCTAAGAGCATCAGATATTAATTTCTTTACCATTGTTTTAAAAAAGTTTCTAAAACTATCTAGTACGCTTTTACCTTCCATTAAACTTTCTGCTAGACTGTCACTTAGTGTTTGTGTTGCTGATTTTAAAGTTTGTAAAAATCCAGATTTAATTTCGTCTTCTAAGTTTTCAAAAGATACTCCTATACCAGCAAGTATGTTGTCTAGTATACCTGCTTGGGTTGCTATCTCATCAACTGTTGTTGCCATAGTTTCAGGCAATTCTTCTGGTAGAACTTCTTCGGGCGGTGTTGGTAAATTACCAAAAATATCTGCTGATTCAAAGGCTTTTCTTATTTCTTCTGGAATTTCAAATATTCTACCTTCTTCCATGCCCTCAGCAAATGTGTCCATTGCAGCCTTGCCGATTTCTTTAAATGAAAAACCTTCTCCTGAAAATAAAGCGAATATTTGGTCTTTAAATTCAACCGCTATACCAATTACTGCTCTAAACGTACCTAAAAAAGTTCCTATCATTCGGTTTGCAAAATGTTTTAATGCAATAGGTAGTGATTCTCTAAATGTATATCCTAATTGATCCATTACTCTAAGCATCTTAAATGCTTCTACTATTGATAACGCTAAATCGAATAAAAAGAATCTTTTAAACAAGTTTGCTACCGGTACCAAACTGTTTCCTAAACCAGTTATGTTTTTTCCAAAGCCTACTAGTACCACACCTAATTGAAGTATAATATTGAAAGCCGATGCTAATATTTTTACAAATCCTGCAAATACTTGTATGATTTTCAATGCAACAAATGCGCCAAGTACATTTACTACTACTTGTAATAGGTCCGCAAAAGGTCCCAATGCTTCTTCTATTCCTTCAATAACGTCACGCATTGTTTCTGCTTCACTAATAAATGTTGACATTTGTGTTAACAATGTTGTTAAATCATCTAGCATCTTAGCAATAGCAGGTTCTAATTTCATAAAGATTTCTGCCGCTAATTGCTGTGCCGCAATTTGCATGTTTGAGAATTTAACACTGACGTTATCCATCTTGGTAAGCAATGTGCCACCAAATCTTTCATCTAATCCGTCAACCAAAGCAGTAATAATTGTATTAGCGCCTTCGGCTGTTCTACCAAATTCAGCAACTTCTAGTCTTGCAAGATTTAATTTTTCTTCTAATATTTGGAATACAGGAATACCTCTGTCTGCTAATCTATTGAGGTCTTCTAATCCTAAACCACCAGCAGTAGAACGTGATACTAAATCAAGCGCCGCTTGAAACGTACCCATTTGATCTGTTGTAACACTTGCGGCATCAGCAAATGTCATCAATAATTTTTCTGTAGGTTCAACTCCTGCACCCTTTAACTGTATAAATGCCTCAGTTAGAGTGTCAACTCCAAATTGTGTTTTTAAACTGAATTTTTGAATTCTATCAAACGCTGCCGCACCTGCTCTTGTACTTCCAAAGACTGCATTCAAACTATCTTCTAAATCTTGGAATTTTGAACCTACTTGTATAATTGATTTTAAAGTAGCAGTACTGATTACTGCCGCAAATGCCGCACGTAATCGATTAAGCCCTTTAGTACTGGCAGTAGTAAATTGATTAACACTATTTTGGCTTTGTTGTAAGCCCTGTTGAAATTCGCTGTTATCTAATGTTAATGCTACTGAAATATCTTGTGCCATGATTAAACTTTCCTAATATACTTGTTTGTATCTTTTTGCAGTTGTTCAATTGTTGGCTTTGTAAATCCTTCAGGTGCTTGTTTGCTATATCCTTGATCTAATCTGGCTGCATAAGGATAATCTGCTACAATAGAATCGCCCTGTTTTACTACTTGACTACGTGCATAGCCAGATTGCACAGGGGTATATTCTTTGACTAAAGTTAGTGCTTCATCTAAAAGGTGGGCAGGAAGTGCTGACAATTTTTTCATGCGTCTTTTAAATAACTTGTCATTTACTGTTACACTAACTCTCATTGGATTTATTTTCGTTTAATAATTCATATAGTTCTTCTGTTGTCAATTGCGGAGTCGGTCCCAAACCATTTTTACTATTTGCTTTTTTCTGATGATAGTTTTCAAATGTCAGTGCCGCATCCATAATATACAAATCAAAAGTATCTGCTCTCATTAATACTTCGCTAGGTAAAAGACCATATCTTTTACCTAGTGTGTCTATTTGCATGATTGAATTCATCTTAGGTGAATCCATAATCAATGCATCCTTTGTTACTTTCCCAAGGATTGAGTAACCTTTTCTACTAATTTAGTCATTATTGAAAAGGGTAATGTATTCCCATCAGTAATGATTTCTTTACCATTCTCATCAAATACTAAACCTTTTACTAAGTCAATCATTTCTCCAACATTAATTTTTTCATTTTTACTATCACTAGCAATGTTGGCTAATTTAACATAACTATCAATTGATTGACGATCCCATGTCCAAAATGACAAAGGCTCACCAAATTCTTTGACGGTTTCTTTGTCGTCTAAAAACATTTCTACTAGTTCGGGTTTTTTTGATATTTGTGAAAGATTCATTTATTATTTCTCCTGTGAATTATTGATATTGTATTTAGCGGTATCGTCTGCTGATTCTAGTAGTTGATTTAAAAGTGCTAAACGAAATTGTTGTTTGGCTTTTAATTGCCTGATAGTTGCTTGCATGTTATCTAACATGGGCATCATTTTTGCCTCATCAGCGATGAGTGATCTGAGTTTTTCTTCGTCTGTTTTGAGCCAGACTTGCGTTAAGTCATTCATTTGTTTCTCCTGAATAAATTATTGACTGGACCATTTTACCATTTTGGTCCATTTTCCTTTAAAAGAAAGGGGCTAAGATTGCTCCTAACCCCTTCAGTTTTTGTTACGGATTTTGTCCGATTGTCATGTCACCATCAACAGCGATAGTTAGAGGGGATACCCAAACAGGTGAGTCTGGGCTAACTGTTGGTGCAACACTAGAAAGGTAACCTGTACCTTCATAGTAATGTGCATTAGCAGTTGCGATATCTCCATTCATAACTAAGCGCCATGATACTTCAACTTTATTATTAGATAAGCCTGCAACGCCATATTCAGGGGCAGTAGTCTGTCCTGAAGTTAGAGTACCAAAAAACTTAACATCGTCAATGACCATGTTAGTAGATAGTTCGTTGTCAGACGGGGTAGTAATCTTGTTAATAGATGTTGCACAAAAATCAGTCCAAGAAAAAATTCCTGTTGAATTGGTAATTGTGACATCTTGTAAACAAGTAACGTCTAATGAAGCATTGGCAACATTTGATGTATCGGTACTCACATATAAGTGAGGTTGTTTACCGGTTGTGTTTACTGTAATTCTTGCCATGTTATGTCTCCTTTAAGATTGATGGGCGTTATTAAATTCAAGTCGGGTTAAGTCAAATGTATAGGTGTGAATTTCGCTTCTGTTACCTATAGTCACTTCTCTGGACATTTCAACTGATGTATAACCATCAAAGAAATTAACATTACCTGCTAAGTCTTCGATAGCATCTTGTATGACTAAAGACTGTGGATCGTTTTGAAACGAGATGTATAAAATGTTGAATTGATCTTCAGCATCATACATCGAACCACAGTTTTGGATTGCTAATTGGTTGATAGTTCTTGCATTGTTAGTCACATCGTCAACATAAAGACCATAAGCAATGTTATCATCTTCACTAGGATAAGTTGCTGATACCTCAATAATAGGCGTTTGCAATTTTGCAACTGCCCTAAGATATGCAACAACTTGTGCCTTGTCAACTAGTGGTCTAGACACTTAGAACCATCTCCTATTGTTGTTGAAATAGTCTGGATCTGCTTGCCAGTTTTCTTCCAACTTAGTAGTAGGACCATTAGGTGCATCCTGATACAAGTCATGAAAGTTTTGTAATTGAAGTGCCTTCTCTTGCTCTTTCTCATATCTTTCTAAAGCATGATTATAGTTAGCCA